GCTATAAGCAAGTCATAAATAGCAGCAACATCTCTATTTGTATCAAATTTAGGAGTTTTGATTATATTATACTTATGTTTATCTAAATATTCTACAACTGCATTATTATAATCACCACAAATAAGTAATGTAATATCATTTTTATTAATATGATTATTAATAATTTCAATGTATTTATTTTCAACTGCTTTTTTATAAAGTTGTGGATCAGTATAATTGGTTTCTTTAACCCAATGTTTAATTGCATCTTCTTCTAATCTCAAGTGTATTGCGTTTATTTTTTGTTTGATATCTATATTTTCAATAATAAAATTATTTGAAATAGTAGAAATATTTTCACAAAAATATATATTTCTTAAAATATCTACAAATTCTTTTGAATTATCATTTTCTACAGGAGTTATTAAATTAAAATTCATTTCATTGTTAAAATTTATATTTATTTCACATTCTAAGCATCCATTTTTTAAAATATTTATCAAATATTTAAAAGGCATTGCATCAATTTTAAACTCTAAAAACATTTTATTATCATTTAAAATACTATTATCATTTTTAGATATATGATCATAAATATTAACATCCTTTTTAATTATAAAAGTATTACCATTTTTAAATTTAGAAATAAAAATATCAGTAACATTTATATTATTACAAATTACTGTATTTATAGTTAATTTAATATTAAAAAAATCAAATAATGTAATATTATATTTTTTTAAATATAAATTAGTTTTTTTTAAATCAATAATTTCACTAATATTGCAGTAATTATTAGAATTTATTTGCTTAAAAAACTTATTCATAAAAATATATTTAACATTAATTTTAGTACAATCAACACATGTTTTTGCAATAGAATATAGTTGATTACATAAACCACTATCTTTTTTTGGACACATATTTAAATAAACTATTTCCATAAATAAGTAAACCATTTGTATTTTTAAATTGTTTTTAAATTACTTAATAAAATAATAAATAAAACAATATTAATTTGTTTGGTTAGAAATATCATTAATATATACATTAAAATTAGTCCAAACCTCTCTGCAAATAGGGCATGTTCTTGTATTAGGAATGCGTGGACCAAACCAGCGTTTAAGTGCTGATTCAAGAAAATGAATCTGACAATTAGAGCACGACATATATCTTTGATTTACTGCTATTTCATCATGTGTAATATTACAAATATTGCGTTCAGAATTAATAGGTTGATGAATAATAGCGCCATTAGGAATATGATAATGAATTTGAATAGAACTAGGAGGTCCTGTATCACCAGAAGAACCTGTAGTGGCAGAAGATCCTGTATTACGATAATTAGGTCCTGTTCTACCATGCGATGGATTATTTATGATATAATTGCCAGACATATCACGCATATTTATAATATAATTGCCAGACATATCAAGCATATAGGAATTAGGTGGGATACCAACAATAGGTTGTATCGGATGATCACTAGTTGTATTTTCAGTAAAAGTAGGTATGTAATCAATACCTAATCCACTCAAGCCATTATTGAGACGGAGATAGTTTAAATAAACATTGTGTATGACAACATGATCTTGGTCTTGATCAAATTGAAGAAATAATATTGAATTTTGAAGGCGTGACAAATTGATGGAACCAGAAAAGGAGTCTATATCTCTATTCAAAAAATCTATTTCGTCATTAAAGGGCATATATAATAAATTATCGGACAATTTAATGCATGCGGTTGAAATCAAATAGGGATCATAATCAAATCTTAAAAGATTATTTAAGTAAAATTTAATAGATATAAGGTTGGTCAAAGAACATTGAATTAATAATCCTTTGGTAACCCCATTTAGCATGTTAGTTTGAATTTGAAATATGCGACGATTAAGTAAATTTTCATTAGAAGGATTATGATTAGAGATATATAGAGTGCTAATTTGTTGAATAGATCTATTAATATTATTATAAGAAAATCTTCTTTCATGACTGTCATACATATATATTTTTGTTATTAAGCTAAAGTTATTTGCATAGTTGCTAATTTCATGAGAACCCATTAATGAAAATGTAACGGTAGAATACAACAATTCTATCATATTTATTTTTTCAAATAAGGATTTAAAGGGAATATGAATATATAATTTCTCATCATGTATTTCAGGAGGTTTTATTTTACACAATAAAGAAAGAGGAAGTTGAAGAACAGTTTGCTCGGAAATTTGTAAAATAAGTCGCATGGTATGAAAAAGATTGCAAATATTTTGAATATATTCAGGATCTTGTATATTTAGATTTGAATATAAATGAATGACAAGTGTATGAGGAATATAGCAATCAATATCGGGTGATAATTCTAATATATGTGTATGAGAATTTCCATCAGTCAAAAATGGCAATACCTTAGTACATACTGCATAGTTTGATATGTTAGTAAAATTATTAGAATAATGTGCAGGTGGTGCACTAGTAAATATTTGTGTAATCATTCCAGAACGAGTATTATTAGAAGACATTTGTTAGTTTATAAATAATATAATATTGTTAGTTTTAAGTGATTTTAATATATACACTAACAAATACAAATACAAAATTAGAGTCTAACAAGGCCAAATAGAATCAAATAATATTATAAAAAACAATTTAAATGCAACTATATATAAATATATAACCAGGAAAGATGTCACAAACCAATAGTTATTTAACCTTATGCATTGAAGAGAGATCAGATACAGATTATAATCAAATTGATGCTCGCTTATTTATAGCATATGATTCAGAGCAAGAAACATATGTTGTATATGGTAAGAGTTATAGTCTGGCAGTTGATTGTCAACCTTATTTTTTTAGAGCGGAGAGATCATGTGATATGTATAAGTTTGTCAAATTTGTTTTAAGCAAGGAGTCACACTGTAGTTATACTTTGTATAATTACAACAATATGCCGTATGATTTGGAAGAGGTGGATTATTATTTTATGGAGGAGAATATGGATATAAGATATGATATAGCTACATATGATAGGGTTATGCTAAGAAAGAGGGATTTTAGAAAGACCTTAAAGATGTTGAAGAATGTATATAATTTTTATTAAAACTAAAGTTAAAAATAAATGTAATAAATAATATCATATTGTGATTTGTCATATTTAATTTGAGATGTATATGTAATCTTATTGAAATTACATATTTGTCGTAATATAGTAATAAAAGAGTTATAATTAAGTTTACGCTCAAGATAGTTACGCTTAGAAATATGGTAATATGGTTTGCATACTTCTAAGAATTTAGGTATAGATTCATTAAATATGCCTTTTTTGTATGCATTGTTATTGATAACATAACATTTTTCAGTTTTTATTGCAATATCTTCAATTAAAGCAAAAAGAAGTTCATTAGGTATAGTGTTTTTAAATATTTGAGAGCTCATTTTATATTTATAATAACAGTATATAAATTATTTGAAAACTTAAATTGGGCTTAAAGTGTGAATTAAAATTTTGTTAGTAATATTGAAAATGATGTAAAATAATTGTTAGGTTTTCCTAAATAATTAATTATGTAAAGTAGAAAACATATTATTAGAAAATAGGGCAAGTTCAATTTCGTCTTCATGTATGTTATGAAAGACGGTAATATATTTGCAAATAATAGGGATAACATTGTATTTTTGTTTTTCCGTTAATAATGCGGTGTGTTTAACAAAAATGAAATAATTATCTAAAATATCCATTACGGAGTAGCCTTTATCATATAAATTATATAAAATACTTACAGCTTTTGTTAGTTGCTTGTCTTTAATAAGAATTGTATATTCATCAAAAATATGGAAGCTAATATTAGTGCAAATATTGTTAGCTAATTCAAGTGTGATTGGTTGATTTAATAGTTTGAATTTTTCCATATAGTTAATTAATATTTTGGCAGTATTGTTGCATACATTTAATATAAACTGTTCAGCGTTGGCATCAATAACAATATTTTCGGAAACCTTGATTTTATGCATGATAGTAGTTAAATTTTGGCGATGTAATGGTTTAATTTTAATAATAATAAATCGTGATTGCAATGATTCAATGACTTTTTGAGAATTGCTGCAAGAAGATATGAAATGAACATTATGACTGTATTTGTCAATACAATTGCGAAAGACTTGTTGACTTTGTTCATTGATAAGATCAATATCATCAAGAACAACGATTTTCTTTTTACCTTTGATAGAGGAACAAGTTTGACAGAATGTTTTGACATCATTACGGTAGTAATTAATGCCTTGTTCTTTGAGACTATTAATATGTAATATGTTGTCTTCTAAAGTTTGAGATGTTTCGGAAGATACAGAATTTTTATAATACTCGCGAATGACGGCATTAAGGAATGCAGTTTTGCCGCAACCGATATCGCCGATGAATAAAATATTAAGGTTATTAATATTGATGAGAGTGTTGAGAATGTCAATCATTTCAGAGTCAGTTTCAAAATCGCAGAACCAAGTTGGTTGGTATTTATTTAAAAAAAGAGGATTATCCATAAATAAATATATACGTTAATAAGTATTTAAGTTTATCTTGAATAATATTAATATATGCAAAAATCGCCAAATATATCTTTTTATGATATCTTGGATGTTCCTGAAACGGCAAGCCAAGACGAGATTAAGAAGTCGTATAGGAAGTTATCAATGATGTATCATCCAGACAAAAATGGAAATAGTCAAGAATCAACAGAGAAGTTTCAAAAAATTAGTGAAGCTTATGAAGTTCTAGGTGATATAGAAAAGAAGAAAGAATATGATATGACACAGAATAATCCATTTTTTAAGATGATGAGTCAACAAGGACAAGGACATGGAATAAATCCAGTGGATGAATTATTTTCAAGTATTTTTGGTATGCCATTCATGAATGCAGGCATGGGACCAGATATATCATTCATGGGAGGTCCAAATATAAG